AATATTCAAACACAAATCAATGAACAAACTTGAAAAGTTAGTTGCGGATTGGTTAACGGAACATAATATTGAATATACTTTTCAGTTTTTTATAAATACCGATGGTGTGTGTAAATCATATGATTTTAAGTTAAAGGATACCGATACTATAATTGAGGTACACGGTGATTATTGGCACGGTGGTAGTGGTGTATCAAAACATCATTTTGATGTAAAGAACACTATTAAAAACGATAACTTAAAGAAACAAATGGCAATAGATAAAGGTTATGGTGTAATTGTTATTTGGGAACACGAAATAAAAGAGAATATTAATATTTTAGAAACAATAATAAAATGAAAAACGCACATTATAGAGGGATACCGTGTTATTATGACATAAATTCAGGTGACCTACAAGGTCGAAATTGGTATTGGGATATTTTAGTTGAAATAGTGGTATGGTGGGATGTTGAAATAATAGAAGTAGATTCATTTCCAATTTGGATAGATGAAGATAGATAACTATGTTTTTGTTTTTATGATATTTATATACATAACTGATTAAAACTATGTACAAGCAAATACCATCTTCAAATATTTCGACACGAAGTTTTAAAGTATATAAACAATGGACACTGACTCAATCGGATGTAGCTGTACTAACCGCTACAGCTGAATCGGGTTCTTTTGATGTAGATACATTTACAACTACTGGTGGATATTATATTCACCCGTTATATAATTCAATAAAATCTAAGTATTATCAATCTAATGGTAATGTTATGACACAATTCGGTGTTGTTCGTAATCCAGGTGAATTTACCACTAGTAGAACTTATAGTGATACCATTCAGGTTATAAGTATTCCACAATTACAGTACGGTGAACAGATGAAAAAGGGAACAATTGAATTAACCGACTTAGATAATGTGGTTAGTTATGTTGATGATAGTTGGGGTAATATAGTTGGTGTAGATCCTACCTATTATTTTATATCATATGATGCCGAAACGGCAATTATGTTATTTACTGATGGTAGTACTCAATACACTGCAACGGTTTCATATTTTGATGTAAATACTGGTATTGCAATTTTTACTTTATTTGGTATTACTGATACATATTATGTTGTTCGTATTGATTTTCAAACCAATGAATTAACCACAACGGTTGATTTACTTTTTGAAGGATTGGATTTACAAGCAATACCAAACGGAAATGTATTTTATGATGAGGGTTTAATCGTACTTACATCAGAGGTGCCATTTAATAATTATTCATTATCATACAAATCAACTCAAACGATTTATGAAATGGAGGTGTTGATAACGGCTAATAAGGGTGAATTTAATTATTCACAAAACCCAAGTGCGGTAACAGTTACTACGGGATCAGCTGAATATGATTTCGCGGTAACAGGTATTACAAATACAAAACCAGCTGGTTTGGTACGTATAAAGGATATCGCAAATATAACTCAAAAAACGGCATATTATGGAACATTTAATAGTGGTTCATCAGAATTAGCAACAGGTAGTTGGGATGATTACGCAGTATCAGCTAGTGTTGACCCAACTGGTTCATATTTAACAACATATATTACTACAATCGGTTTATATGATGCAAGTGGTAGTATGGTGGGTGTTGCAAAATTACCTCAAGCGATTAAAAAATTACCTGACCATAATGTGAACTTTATAGTTCGACTTGACTTGTAGGGTACGTTTTTTGTACCAAAATTTAATTTTCTTATATTTATATATGTAAGGAGATTAAACTATGAGAAAACAAAAAAGATATCATTTTATATATAAAACTACAAATTTATTAAATGGTAGATATTATATAGGAATGCATTCAACTGATGATATGAATGATGGGTATATGGGTAGTGGAATTTATTTAAGACGCTCACTTAATAAACATGGAACACGAAATCATAAACGTGAAATTTTAGAATACTGTAAAACTCGTCAAGAATTAAAATCACGTGAGGAAGAAATTGTCAATCTAAATGAAATTGCTAAAAAAGAATGTATGAATCTTAGAGTTGGCGGTTCTGGATCGAGGTATATAAGAGTAACATCAGACGAGACTCGTAAAAAATTAAGTGAATCACATAAAGGACAAATACCCTGGATAAAAGGTAAGACTCATAGTGAAGAAACTCGTAGAAAACTAAGTGAGGCTGGTAAAGGTAGAAAACTAAGTGTAGATCACAAACAAAAAATAACAAATTGGAATGAACAACGTTGGAATACTATATCGGATACTGATAGACAGTATATGAAATCTAAGTTCATACACAACGTATCTCATAGTGAAGAATCTAAACAAAAAATGAGTAAAGCTCATATGGGTAAAAAATTAAGTGAGGAACATAAACAAAAAATAAGTAATGCTAATAAAAATCGAAGTGAAGAAACTCGTAGAAAAATAAGTGAGGGTAATAAAGGTAAAAAAACAAGTGATGAAACTAAGTTAAAAATTAGTAAAGCAAATAGTAAACCACAAAAGAAAATCACATGTCCATACTGTAATAAAACAGGTGGTACACCAAATATGAAACGATATCATTTTGATAATTGTAAAAATAAAAAGTTATGAAATGGAAATATAAAAATAAGGTTATAAATACCGTAGAAAGTATGCCTAATGGGGTTTTTGGGTTCGTATATGAGATAACAACCGAGGATGGTAAGAAATATATAGGACAAAAAACATTATTCACAAGACGTAAACGTAGGTTCGGAAAAAAAGAATCTAAGTTAGTGACTGATAAACGTAAAAAACTTTATGAAATCATTGTTAAAGAAGGTGACTGGCAAACATACACAGGTTCTAATAAAGAATTGAATGAAAATATAAAAAATGGAACAATGTATTCCAAAAAGATTCTATATTATGCATTTCATAAAAAACAACTCAACTATTTTGAAACCAGAGAATTATTTTCACGAAATGTGTTAGAAGATAATTCTAAATACTATAATTCAAATATTTCTGGTAAATTCTTCCATAAAGACACAAAACCACTATAATATTAGGAAAATTGGAATATTTTTCGTATCTTTACTTATAATAATACTAGAAATATGCTTTCACCAACACAAAAAATACACATGCGTTATTTAGATTACATATAAACTACCAATTATCACACCGTTTTTATCACACCATTATACTTATATATAGATGGGAAGAAAGAAGAAATACCAAACTAAAGAAGAATTGAAAGTTGCAAAGGCGGCACAATGGAAACTTTATTATGAACGTAATAAAGAGAAAATTAACGCCCATCGTATGGAGAAATATTATGAGCAAAAATCAAAAGAATAATCATTATGTATACAGATTAGATGATCCAATAACCGGTGAATTTTATATTGGTAGTAGAAGTTGTAAATGTAAAATTACGGATGATAACTATATGGGTAGTTATAAGCGTTGGAAACCAGAAGATAAAACAAGATTGATAAAAACCATATTAAAAACTGATTTTTTGAATAAAAATGATGCATATGATTTTGAGGCTGGTGTTATAGGGGAAAATATTAATAATAAATTAAATAGAAATTATCATATACCTGCCAATGGATTTAGAATGGATGGTACACACCACACCAATGAAACTAAACGAAAAATAAGTGAAGCTAGTACAGGTAGAATTTGTAGTGATGAAACTCGTAAAAAACTAAGCATATCTAGCACAGGAAGATATCATACAAATGAAGCAAAGAAAAAAATGAGTGAAAGCCGTAAAGGAATGTATCTTGGTATGTCATACGAAGAACGACATGGTGTTGAATTGGCCGATGAATTAAAAGAAAAACGAAGAAAACAATTAACAGAACATAACCCAGCAAGATTAAAACACGTTAAAGAACAGCTAATTGAACGAAATGTAAAAAATAATCCAATGAATTCAATTGAGTCACGAATGAAAATTAGTGAAGCTAATAAAGGTAGAATACCATGGAATAAAGGTATAAAATGGAAAACTAAAAAGAATAGATAATGTTGAGTCCAACACAACGAATAACAGTTATAAATATATTAAACTCCACACTTGGGTTCGGTACAAAGAAAAAGGATGATAATTACGCTCACCAATGTCCCTTCTGTAGTCACCATAAAAGGAAATTAGAAATTGATATAATTTCTCAATCCTGGCATTGTTGGGTATGTGATGCAAAGGGTAAACGAATATACAATTTATTAAAAAAGTTAGATGTTAGTAAATCAACACTAACAGAGGTAAAACAAATATACGGTGATACTCATTATGTTCATAAAAAAACAGCTGAACCTGAAATAATATTACAATTACCTAAAGAATTTGTATCTTTACGAGTAAAACCAACTGGTATGAATCCATTATACCTAAATGTTAAAGCATATGCAACCGAACGTGGTATAACTAACGCTGATATCATAAAACATAACATAGGTTATTGTGATGGTGGTTCATTTAGTGGAAGAATAATCATTCCTTCGTATGATAACGATAATCAACTGAACTATTTTATAGCTCGAACGATATATCCAGATGTTTCATTTGTATATAAGAACCCACCTGTTAGTAAAAACATAATTGCATTCGAAAATCAGATTAATTGGAACGAACCTATTGTATTATGTGAGGGTGCGTTTGATGCATTATCAATTAAACGGAACGTGATACCATTATTCGGTAAGTTTATTTCTAAAAAATTAAAAGAAGCTATATTCAAACATGGTGTAACTGATATTACATTCATGTTAGATGAGGATGCACAGAAACAAGCACTACATTACACAAGTTATTATATTAAACAAGGAATCAAGGTAACAAATATAAAACCGACAGGAAAAGACCCAAGTAAAATGGGATTTGTTTCTGTAAATACACTTATAAAACAACAATTAGAAACAACTTATAGTGATATGGTTGTACAAAAACTAAACAACATACAATGGTAGAGAAAATATATCATTTGAGTGATTTGCATATACGAAATCTGCAAAGACACAAAGAATACAGACACGTATTGACTAAATTCATTCAAGAAGTTAGAAAAAATAATCTAAAGAACGCAATTATTTATATAGGTGGTGACATCGCACATACAAAAACTGAAATGTCACCTGAATTAATTCGGGAAATGAGTTGGTTTTTTGATGAATGTTCTAAATTACACCCAACATTTATAATTACAGGTAATCATGATTGTAATCTGAACAATAAATCACGTTTAGATGCGTTAACGCCGGTGATTGATATAATGAATAAACCTAATATCCATTATTTAAGAGATACAGAGGTTTTTAAGTATGAAAATTTAACATTTGTTTCGTATTCCATAATGGATCATCGAGATAATTGGCCGAGTGGGTATGATATTGATGGTGAAAACAAAATTTGTTTATTTCATGGCCCTGTTAATAAATCTCAAAGTGATATTGGTTATACTATTTCTTCAACTTCATTTATGGTTGATATGTTTGATGGATTTCACATGGCATTGATTGGTGATATTCATCGTCGTCAAACTTTACAAGAAGCATCAGAACATTATTTAGAAATAGATGAAGATGATTTACAAACTTATTTAGACAATGGGTGGGTAATTGATGAATAAATTTAACAAAAAATTAACATATTATTGTGTATATTAATTTTGTTGAACTATACTTATATATATAATAACGAAATCATGGTAATATGAAACAACGAGGAAAAAATGGAAAGTTTAAGAAGTCGGCAGACTGGGTTAATAAAACGTGTGAAAACTGTGGGGCTGTATTCCAAGTTAAGGAAAGTGATCTAAAATATGGTAGAGGTAAATGTTGTAGTCGTAAGTGTGTAGATGAAAATAAAAAAGAAACATACAAAGGTGAAGCTAATCCGTCATTTGGTCGTGTTCATAGTGAAGAAGAAATCAAGCGAAGAAGTGATTCTATGAAACAACGGTGGAAAGATACTGAATACCAATATAAAAGAAAAATATCACTTGATTTGTTTTTTGAAAAAGCTGCTCTGGATGGAACTTGGGATAAAGCGGTTGAAAAACGTGAACAAACAATTTTAGAAAAATACGGGGTTAAACATAATTGGAATGGTAAGTATGGTACACGAGATTGTGATAAAACATTTATGAATGAACATGGTATGACTA